CTAAAAACTGAGGCAATGATTCTAGACACAGAGCATTTACTGTACACATATTGTGTAATCCTGCAGGTCTTATTTGATTAACTACATTAGCAAAATTTACATACCAGTTGGTATAATTCATTCCATCTCTAATATAATCTGAATGAGCATACGTTGATTCATTGGAAGTATAGATATGTAAATTTTTTATTTTACGACATTTATCTATAAACTTTTCAAATAATTCTGCCTTGGGTACTAGGTTAGAATTAATAGCTAATCTCATATTAGGATTAATGCGTTCTCCTTGAGTTTCAAACCAATCCAATAATCTCCACAGTGAAGGGCTCATCATAGGCTCTCCACCTGTGATTCTTAATTCATCTAAAGTTTTGTGTAGATCTGTTTCCCACCATCGAAAGAATGCTTCTACATAGGGATTTTCTTCTGTGTCTTTGTATAATTGTGCACCATCATGAGGATGAGTAAAATGATTTCTACCATCTGATATTAAATTTTTATAAGGACCATTTTGCTTTATATCTCTCGCCCAAGTGGTACTAAATGCAGGATTACAATAAGAACAAGCAAAATTACATGTTCTATCAAAAGCAATCTCTAGAGTTTTAAGATTCACATCTTCTGTTATAGGAGTATTGAATGCTCGTTCTAGCTCTGCATCTGGATAAATTTTACTCTTATAAACTCTATCACTCACAGCATCTCTACCCATATCTTCTATCTTCCAGCAATATTCACAACCTGCAGGTCTCTCACCAGCAATCATTTTAGCACGATCCTGTTTCTTTTGAGGAGTGTTGTGTAATAATCGAGGATTATCTTTTAATTTTTCCGCATCCACTTGATGTGCAGGCGGGTGATGACAACTAGTAGTCATGCCAGATCCTAACCATATAGTAGCATTGTACCATTTGGCTCCGCAGAAACTAGGACTCAATGAGTCCAGTATTTGTTTACGATATTCTAGGTCTGTTTTCTCGTTCATGATAATCCTTAATTTCTTGATACACTCTATCTGCCCAAAATTTATTTTGTTCTATAGTCATATGATTATAAATGTTTGGCCCCCATGGTACAGTCATTCCTTGCTTATATAAATCTGGTCTGTCTTGTACAGAAAGTTTAAACATACTTTCGTCAATAAAGATTCCAGTTTTAAGTTTAATATTAGCATCATGAGTCATAGTTTCAAAAGGACGAAAACTCCAAGTTTGAACTATAATCTTATCTTTTATCGAAGATATTATATCATGATCAAACCATTTTAGTGCATACTCATATGACAATATATCTTTTTCATAGCTGTGTAAATGAATCCAATATTGATCCAGTGCTTTGTAAACATTTGAATCTACTCCAGGCAGTGGTTGCGTGTTGGCTGACAAAATAATTTTTGGATGATATAATCTAAATGGTTCGGTGTAACAAAATATAATAAATGAAGGTAAATCATTTTTTGATCTAAAATTATTAAAGTTTATAAAAGTACTCCATATACTTCTACCAGGTTCTCCCCAATGCACTATTCGAGCATTTAATTGTTTGGCTAATAATACACACCAGCTCTCAGGTTCTCTGCCTGCGCAGAAACTATCACCGAAAAATCCTATTGTTTTCATAGACTCTTACACTCCTGCCAAAATTCCTGCATCTCAGGAAATGTTTGTTCAAAACTTGTGCCTCTCCTGCGATCGTGTTCTACAAAAAAAGCGTAAAAATTCTTTTTTTGCGTATTATTGTTTTCTGCGTGCTTGCGCCAGTAAGCAAGATTGCGTTGCATCTTTTGAATCTCAAAGTCTTTGAACACAGCATAATCTTTTTTATCTGAATCTGTATTCTCTTGATGCTGTCTCATATATTCTATGTTTTGCTCGTGTATACTTTGATAACTTTCCGGAAGCAGAGTGATCTGTTGCCATGCTGGCTGACGCAGTAGCGGTATGTCAAACCATATTCGCTGGTAGGTTGAAGAATGTTTCTGTCTCAGTTGACGAATATCTTCCAATAACTTATCTAGAGATGTTACGCTGAGATTATTATAGGTTATAATAAAACTCACACTGTTGCGTCCAGGTATGCGTGTGAGAAATTCATCCACGTTATCCATTAAACGATTATAATTCATACCATGTCGTATATACTCAGCTCGAGGACCGTATGCATCCACAGATACAAACTGCATGAAATGCTCGATGCTCTCATCCAAACACATTCTTTTGACAGCATCAAAGTACTGATTCTTTAATTTGTCGGTGGGCGGACACATGTTAGATGTAACATTTAAATGTAGATCAGGTTTGGGATTGTTTATAATATAATCAAACACTCGATAGGTATTGTTATCCATCATGGGTTCTCCACCGGTCATACGAAAATGTTTTAAATTCTTATACAATTTAGGCCACCAGCGCCAAAATGCTTCTACATAAGGATTGTCTTCTCTGTTGGGTATGGGTTTTCTACGACCCATGAAGTGTTCAGGTGCGTTGTGTGCTGGATGGGTAGGATATTCTCCATAGATGTCTATCTCTTTGCCCCACGTGGTGCTGAATTGAGGTGAACAATAACTGCATTTTAGATTGCAAGCATTATTAAAATTCACTTCCACATATGAAGGTGTATGCTGAGCGTTAAGGGGATCTTGTGTTATCTTATCAAAATCCTGCATGGCCCAGGGTTCGCCACTCCTGTAGTGACGATCACTCATCTCTCCAGTATCTTCGAGTTTCCAACAGTAAGAACATCCTTCGGGTCTTTGTCCCGCAATCATCTGTTTTCTTTCTGCAATCTTCTGTGCAGTGTTGTGCAGAGCTGCTGGATTCTGTGCCAATGCTCCTGCATCAATCTCATGCAGTGGCGGATGATAGCAAGAATTGGTTAATCCTGTGGGCAGATGTAAGGATACTTGATTCCATTTCGCAAGACAGAAACTTGGGCTAACCGTGTTTAGTTTTTTCTGTGCTTGATTAGCATTGTGTTTATAATCACTTGCTTTCACGATCTTGTACTCCTTTGTTTCTGTAAGATTGTTGACAAAATTTATAAAAAAGACTCTCTTCTGCATCAAGGTCCGCTAAAGGTAATCCCAAACGCTGTCGTAAAGAGTTTCCATATGTTGTCATATCAGATTCTATATCAAACATCATACGAGAAAACTTGTCGCTCATAAACTCTAAATCTCTAATCAGTGTAACATCATAGTTGGTATCCAATGTGGCCATGTAGCAACCACATCTAGCACCTAACATGGCCCACTTGCCATTGTCCACATCTTGTCCAATGCTCATCCAAATCAATAAAGTTTTTAAATTTACAGGCTCAATTGTTTGCATAAAGTCATTGGGATTTACTTTCTGTCCTCGGTCTAAGCTCATTTTTACACCTTCTCTATATCCAGCGATGAATGCTTGTTCTGGTGTGTGATTGATGTGTGTTGTAGAATATACATTGTGAAGATTCTCATGTGGCACAGTCCAACAAAAATCTATTTTGGATTGTTCATCCACTGCGTTCTCATGAGTTTTCATTTCTAAACAGGTCTTGCGAGGCCATCCCACAATGCCACCGTTGCCATAGACCAATCCATTAATAACGTTCTTTGCTCTCCATCGATGTACAGCAATAGGATTAGTTTTGGTCCAATCTAGTGTTTGCAATAGGAATGAAGGATCTATTCTGTTATCTCCATCCACACTTATAAAAAATTCTGTTTCAGCTTTTTCAGCAGCAGCTTTGTGTGCATTATCAAATCCTCGAACTCCATGTACTCTTTTTGCCCATGGCACTATGTTCAATAGATCAGCATAGTTCTCATCAGCATTGGGTTCACGATAACTGATGAATACAAAATCTAGATCACTTATTCGGACGGTATTTGCCATGTGTATCCTCCTTCCACTATATCTATAGGCCAGTAAGGATCATTGTCTTGTAAACTGTATCCTTGACTGTGCTTGACCAACGTTGGAAATACTCTATGAGAGTTTTTTTTAGGTTTCTTTTCAATAGAACCATTGTAAATAAAATTACTAATACCGTTGTCCAACAAAAATTTATATTCTTCTTGTGTTATTTTTACTGAGTTTTCTTTTATTTCTCTGCACAGAGACACGATCTCTGTATTGACAACTTCCATATAGAAATTATCATCCGGAGGAGAAGGTTTAAAATCTTTTAATGCTTTAAAAAACTCTGTCATTTAAAATATCTATCATTTTTTTATCGTGGTAATGCCAAATGCGGTTTAGTCTACGTCCACCCACATATATTCTATCATCTATGAGTATGGGATTGAGATAATTGTATTGATCCACTGCATTTTCTACACCATTTATTTCGGGTTTGCCGTGTATAAATTTAAACCACGGATAATCTATCACATGCAGTTGTAGAGGATCCATAATTCTATAAGCCAAAGCATACACTATATCTGTAGAAGGATATTGCTCATGGCAATTTATTAATAGCTCATTCTTTACCTGTGTCCAATTTTCTATTATATCTTTGCAAAGTTTAAAAAATTGCATGGCTCTCTCACTGCGTCTAAAATAGGTCAATCCATTGTATACATCTGGTAGATTATTTTGATAAAATAATTTTCTATAAGGAGTTTTTTTAATCACGTGGTCTTGATAATTTCTACAATTTATAGCAAACACAAGATCATGCTGACATAGATGATTCCACCACCAATCTGTATCAGCAGTGAACAGCATGTCTGCTTCTAATTTTATGGTATGTGTAAACGGTGATAATTTAAATGCTTTATATTCATTGGCAAATTTCAATAATTCATTTTTGCTGTGATCCTGTTTCAAAACAATCACGGTGTCCACATATTCACTCTGTATTTTTGTATGCTCGTCCACAACCACACACACAGAATTAATCTTGCAATGCGTTTTGATAGATTTGGCCAATGCAATGCTCAATGCAGCATAGTCAGTGGTGTTATTGTTCTGTGCAAACCAAAGAAATCCTTTAGACATTGAATGGTATCTCCTTGTCTAACACATGCACATCTTGGTTTGAAATCAAATTTATAAACTTGTCATGTTTAAATGTCAGTCCATGCTGATCTATTTTTACAATCTGCGTATCCATAGGCAACATGGCCATAGCGGATGGCATAAAATACTGTTTCGTAAATCCGTTCAACTGATGCAATGCCATGGCAAAAGCATAGTCATTCCTAAAATTACGAAAATCTATTCTATATAGATTACAAAAATAATCATAGTGCTGTTGAACATGTTGAATCATGTCAAAAATTTTTCTTACAAATGGAGTTTTTTTAAAAATAGTCACTGTGGCCCATACCAAAGGTATCATGCTCTTTCTTTCATAGCGAAAACTATCTCTATTGGTAAGGTCATGCACTCGATTATGCAATAAAAATTCACTGTCACTGTCTGTATATGTCAATAGATTGTCTGTATAAACGAAATAATCAGCATCTAAAAGTATAGTAGTATCATAGGGAGAATGATCATAGGCCATGGCTCGCTCTAGATTGTACCATGTAATCTGTTTGTTCTTATAATAACGTCGATTGCCTCGAGCATTTTCCACAATCGTGATTTGATCTGCTCCTTGAATATTTCTTTCTGTGTCTCTGTTGGTCACTACTGTAACAGGTAATCGTAAATTTTTTTTGATCTGCTGTATACAAAAATTAGCAGTGTGATGATACTGCAATTGATCCGAATCGAAACAGTAGATTAACGCTCCCAATGACATTTTTATATTTTTTTCTTTAATTGCTGATGCAATTGATGATATTCGTTGAGTGTTTCTTGATTACGCTGTATTAAAATATTTAGAAATTCTTGTGGATCAGTAATTTCACATGGATTATCATTGACATCTAGTATGAAAAATTTATCATGCTGCTGTTTTAAAACACTGACCAAATTAATAGTGTCAGCATCGGTACGAAAAAGATGATTGTTATATGCTATGATCTGTCGTGATTCTGCTCGTTCCAGTGCATTCTTCTTGGCAGTGGCTGTGTCAAAACTGAGATTAGATTGATTGCGTAAAGACTCAATATCCATATCTGTATTGTACAGCTAATTATGGAAAAAATCAACCTGGTAAAAAGTTTTTATACTGTGGTATTTGATACTACTGCAGTGGCACTTGGCGAATAAACTGTAGCAAGACCTTCTGCTGTGGTAGGGTTCACAGTTTTCAGTATCACATTGGTAGTACCAATAAAGTTAGCATACTGATCCACTGCATCTGTGTTGCCTGCTGTGTATTCATCGTCACCTGCATCTGGATCCACTATGGAAGTTTTAATTGTTACCACTTGAGCAGAACCTGCTGCTGCATCGGCTTTGGCTTCCACTTTGAAATACATGGACGTGTATGTGCCTGAATCTTGTGTTAATTCAATAATAGTTTGATATGATGTGGTTAAATCGTAGAAACCAACGTTGGTTCCATCTGTGGTTAATGTTTCTGTGCTGCCTGATCTTGAAGAAGTCTGTGATTTTAATAAAAAATTTCCCAATCCTGTGATTAGATCATCCACTGAAGAATCTTTAGATGTAGCACTTGCACCACCATTAGCAGTTCTTGTGATATTGATCTGTATTTTTCCACCTGCATTGAAGAACCAACGAGCTTGGTTGGCATTGGAGAATGTGATGGTGTGTTCTACCACATGTGATCCTACATATCTAACTGATGATGTTGAAGTTTGCAGAGCTGCTGATGTACTCAGTGCTGTAGCATTGGGACATCCGTTAGCCACCGACGATGCCAATGTTCCTAAATCAGTTGCTAGAGCTGCTTTAACAGCAATAACATCTCCTGCTGCTTTGGCTGCTGTAGATGTTAGAGTATCATTGGTATGATTGGCCACGTTGTCCATAGCTGCAAATAATGAGTTCCATTGAGCTGCTGTGATGTTATCTCCTACTGCGACTGCATTTAATGCTGTTTGTCCCAATCCCCATTGCAGAGCACCTGTTCCAAATGTGTAATTGATACCTTTGGGTGTGCTTGAACTGTTTAAAAAATTATTATACTCTTGATCTAGTATCTTATCACCAGCTACATAACTCATATTATTTGACTCCTACTACACACTCTGTTAATTCTAATAGTGTATTATATTTATCACTGATTAGTCTACCTAGCACGTTAAATGCTGTGCATTCATTTAGCTGTGCTACCCTAGCAATACCAGGGATATGACTGGATACTATGCGATCTCCCGCTACACCAGACCCTATTACCTTTACTCTAGCTCTGCCTTTGAGAGCAATCATTGGGTGTGAGTCATTATTACCAGCATCTTTGTTCATTAAGAAAGCTGGTTTTTCAGAAACCACACCAAATACTCTGTGATCTAATTCTTCTGTGCATTTTGTAATCTCTTTAGAACCACCTAGTATCACTACATCACCTGATTCCAGTGGCATATCAGTGGCATAACGTTCTGCTAAATCCGCATACTGAGCTGCTGTGGAAGTTGCATGTACTATGTTGGCTCTGATATCTACCAGTGTAGGAGAAGCAATCTCTCCTTGATCTCTAAATGCAGTCCAAGCGCCACCAGCATTGCCATATGTTGTGGTTCCATCATCTGCATATGTTTCATCCCAAACCCAATATAGATTTTCATTATTTCCGCCAGCTGCATCACTTCTTCTAACTTTCAATCCAGAATAGTTAGGCATAGCAGCAGCAGAAGAAATATTTCTATTCAACTCTATTATGTTGTCTTCTATAGATAGTGTTTGAGTTTCCACAACCACTTGAGTGCCTGTGATTGTTAATCTACCTGCCACTGTAAGATTTGGAATAGAAACATGACCCGTCGATCCACTAATGGTCATTGCTGTGGTTTCGGTATCTCCACCTTTATTCACTCTGAATAATATATTTCCGTTACTAGTATTGTTCTGTAACACCACATTGGATCCACCAGTAACTCCTAGTAATGCATCTGAACTGTTTCCTACCAGTAATCCATCATCAGAAGCTATAGTAAATTGATAATTTGTAGTTTCTGCTTCGTTGGATCTTAAGAAATCACTAGTGGTCAATCCTCCAAATAATTCTGAGTTGGTTGCAGTACCTATAAATTTTGCTCCCACTATGCTGGTGGAGTTCATGGTTATACCTTTATAAATTGTAGTGAACCCCGTGATCGCAGTTAAAGGAGTAAATTGTTCTCTAGAAACTATGGCCACAATCTGGTCATCAACCACTAATTTTAATAAAGATTTATAAACACCCACATTGTCACGAACACTGTCCGGAATAACTTGTGTAACTCCAGATCCTGACACTGTGGTTGGTCCAATCAACTGCCAGCCGGTTCCTGAATACACATACAATTGACCATTACCTGTATCGAACCACATGTCTCCAGCATTAGCACTGGTAGGTCTAGCAGTGCCCACTGTGCTGCTGCCCACGGGTTTAAATTTTGATCCATTCCAAACTTTAATCTGATTTGTAAGTGTATCATACCAAAGTTGTCCTTTGATTTTTTTTGCTGGTGCTGAAGTGTTGGCAAAATTTTCTAATATCTTAACAAAGTTTTCATTCAGTCTCTCACCAAATCCTGCATATCCTTTTCCGAAAAGGGCCAAGTCTGTGGTAGCGATATCTACCGTACCGTCTTTCAGTACTACTAGTTTTGTTCCGTCGGTTTTGTTTATGGTGTAAGACATCTATTTTTAGTTGCTTTCGTTATCTCTCACATGTACTAAAAAGCTAACATCTCCCAATAGTTTGATTAAAATTGCTGCCAGTTCTGGTGTTAATGCTTGATCTATTTTTACAAGGTCATCAGCAGTTAGACTAGACTGATAATTTGCATTGATATAATCAGCTACTTGTTGTTTTGTTATGGCCATTTGTTGTTTCTCCTTATTAATTATCCTTATTTTGTAGAATACATTGTCAGCCAATTGTTAAACTTCTTGGCTAAAAAAGGTTTTGCTATAGAACCTATAATAAAACACACACCTTCTCCCACTATTCTAACAAATTTACCCAGCATATCACTTTGAGATCTAGCTCCTACTTGATATGCTATCTCGTTAGCTCGAGCTTGAGCAATGATTCTAATTGTTTTTACAAATAAAGAATCGACTTTTGTCTTGTAATTTTTTTCCATATACTGTACCAGTGGACATGCCCATAACCAATAACCTATTTTGGTATTATTACTCAAATATTGTACACTGAATTGAGTATCAATTGCAAGATCTTCCGCAGAAAATAAGCCATTGTTTCTCAACCAAGTGCATATTACTCTGCCATTGGTATATTCTAGTGCTTCTAACATTTCAGCTGTTTTTATAATAGCTTCACTCTTATTACCATTTCTTAAAGAATTTAGAATATTTCTCACATATCTCTCGTAATAACCACGCCATATAGTTTGATCATTTTTATGTATACCTTTGATCTGTGTCACTATTCTTTCCGCTCGCACATAGTATTCTATCATCTTATCTTCATATACACTGTCTCTCAATCCTTGTAACAGTACGAAATCTCTCTGTGCATTAGCATTGCCTTCATCTGGCGTAAATGCTGTATCTCTAGATCTTGTTGGAAGATGATATGCTAATATTGCATTGTAAAAAATACAGTTATCTTCTCTGCTCAATAGAGTAGAGACACAATGCTCTTCATCTCCATGCTCTCGACATTGAGCACACGCCTGTCTGTCATGTAGATATTGTTCAACTGATATTCCCATTATTTCACTCCTGCTATCAAGTATAATAATCCAAACATTGCCCACATAGCATAACCTATGACTACATTTTTTGTAGGCTGGTTGGTGTGTTTAACAAATTTTCCTACAATTCTGCTCACAGCGATTCCAATATTCATTATGTATCTGCCTGCTCGATTATCTTCTTTTAACACTCCCATCTTATAAGCCATATGCTGAGCCCATGGTGTAGCAATTCTTTTTGCCCATTTCACAGCCATTTCTCTTTGACGAATATTTCTTTCAGTTTTATTTTGAATCCAGAACATACATTGTGGACCTTCGTTGCTCATCCAATCCACAACTACTCGTGCCCATTTAAGATATCCATAATAAGCGTTGGGATCGTTCTGTCTCAACCAGTGACCAAAACGCTCATCTGCTTGATAAATTTCATCTGATAGATATCCTAATTCGTGTAACTTAGTACAGATAATAGAACAGCCTCCACCTCCACCTCCACCACCCGAAGGACCAGTACCTGGACTACCTGTATAAGGATTACCTGTAGCATCTCCAAAACCTGCTGCTGTGGATTGCCAATTAAATCCTGTATTGAATATAGCTTTCCATACTCCGTTTACTTTTGTATAAGCAGCAGTGATGTTCTTCCAAACACCATCACGTTTAAATTTCATAGCAGTAATAGTTTTCCATGCTCCATTCGCTTTAACTTTTGCTTCTGCACTGATTGTAAAAATTATTATTGCTTTACCATTATCTCCTGAAGAACCTTGATTTCCTCCTGTAGCAAATCCACTACCCGGTGATCCAGCTGGTATTTGTCCGCTTGCTACTGTGGTTGTTCCTCCAACGGGTATCAAAGAAGAACCTGAATACCCACCATTTCCTCCGGTGTCATTGTCATTACTGTCTCCGCCAATGCCTCCATCTGCTCCACCGCCACCAGCACCTCCGCCACCACCGTTTCCGTTATGAGGTGTACCGTTTTCTCCCAGTGTACCCGGTGTAGCTAGAGTTGGAGAATTAGAATTTATACCTACTCCTCCTTGGCTATCTGCACCACCTCCACCACCGGCTCCACCACCTGCAGCTAAAGCTATATCAACACTGTTAATTTGTATTATTGTGGCTCCACCTCCGCCACCACCGGATCCTGAAGATCCTGTTGATCCTGAACTACCTCCCACACCACCTGAATATCCCGTTAAACTTCTACCATTAAATCCACCTGCAACTCCGCCACCGTTAGATCCACCACCTCCACCTCCACCAATACCTAATGATATAGTTTCTCCCACATGTGATGTTAAATCAATTGAAGCGTGATAAACGTAGTGTCCACCTGTACCTGTACCATTGGCTCCGGAAGTTTCTTGTGCTCCACCACCGCCTCCACCTCCCCAAAGATAAACTTTCATAGATTGTGCACCAGCTGGAATAGTGCCAGTCCATTTTAAACCATCATATGTGAATGTATAAGTGTCGTTAGGTTTAACAGTAGTTGAAACAGTGTAAGGCATGGAATTATGGCTCCCTTACAAACCAAAGATCCCCGTTATTTCCTTGTCCACTAGTTGGTGCAACAGTTTCTATATATCTAGCACCTGCTATGCTGTTACCTGTTGGTGAACCCACAGTGCCATCGATAGTAACATAAGAGCCACCCCATCTTTTGATTGACTCAGCAACTTGACCTGTGGTCGGAACATCTAAATTTGATGTATCTGATGTAGAAATATTTGAACCTACAGATCCTAGAGTTAAACTTGTAACTTTAACATTTCCTGCACCTGAAGTTTTTAAAACTTTACCTTTGTTAGCATCACCGTCTGTGACAGCATCAGCCAATCTAATTATTTGAGAATAAGAAGCATTACTGCCTGCTGACCAAAAACCATCAGAAACCGACCAAAATAATCTAGCATCATCTGTTAAAGAATCTGTTTCTGCTATGATACCAGCATCTGCTTGTGCATTGCCTGTGTTTAATTTTAACCAGTTATCATCAATTACGTTAATATTACTTGTGGTGTTGGCATATTCTCCAGACACACTTAAATTTCCTACGATTCTAACATTACCTGTGATTTCAAGTGGCACTGTTGGAGAGCTTGTGAAAATACCCACTCTACCATTTGCTGCATCAATCTTGATTGGTGTTATGGTTGAACCATTATTGTTAACTTGAATGTCAATGTCTCCATTTTCAGTCACGTTAGAAATAGCAGCATCGATTCCCGCTACTGTTAATTGTAGATCGTTGGCTGCTCCAATTCTTAAACCGCTGTCTGTAGAAATAGTCAACACACCAGCCATGGTTTGCGCTGTGTCTTTTCTCATAATGTTGCCACCTGCGATTACTGTGCCTGAAGGATTTGTAGTTCCTGAAATATTTAAATTAGAAGCTGTGGTAGTTGAACCAACAAACTCTGCTCCTAGAGCATTGCTCATTGTGATACCAGCATAAACTATTGGAAATCCAGATGGCGCTGATGCCGGAGTAAAAGTCACAGAACTTAATATTGCAACTCTAGTGTTGCCATTGTACATTGAACTGATTACTCTGCTGCTTCCAAAACTGTCATTGATTGTTTCTACTTTCCATCCTGACAGAGTTTGACCTGTTGAATAAACTGGTCCTACCAGTTGCCATGTGCTGGAACTGGTTCTAAAATATAATTGTTCATCATCACTGTCAATCCATAGATCCCCTGCGGAAGCTCCTGTAGGTTCTGCTGATTGTGATTTGGCTCCACCTGTAGGTTTGAATGATGTGCCATCATACACTTTTAATTGATTAGTGTTGGTGTCAAACCAAAGCTCACCTCTCAATGGTGCTGCTGGACTAGCTGTGGCAGCTGAATTTTCTAATAATCTTACTAAATCTTCGTTGAGATATTCTCCATATCCAGAATAACTTTTACCAAATAGATACAGCGATGTACTATTATCCACTGTACCGTCTGTAATTGTGACTAATTGTGATCCGTCTGTTTTGTTTACAATGTATGCCATACCATATATTTATTTTCTTTCGCAAATAACGTTTTAAAGGGGTTTTGCTAGGATTTAACTAACTTGCTTGATATTAAACAAATACATATGTATAATAGCAAAATGAACCAAATAGATTCAGTACATGTGGAAATTACAAGCCGTTGTAACGCAAAATGTCCAATGTGTTCGAGAACTAATAACCCAATAATACTCAATAATCAGTCAGAAATATCCTATATAGATTTTGTTAAATTTTTCCCTAAAGAATTCGTTGGTCAGCTAAAAAAAATTAAATTTTGTGGCAATTACGGTGATCCTGCTATTGCTCATGATTTGATACAGATTCACGAGTATGTATTAGAACACAATCCCAACATTATGATTACTTTAAGTACCAACGGTGGAGTACGCAACACTGATTTTTGGGAAAAGTTAGGCAACATTTATGCTCGAACTCCTCACTCATTTGTAGAGTGGCACATAGATGGTTTAGAAGATACCAATCATATATATAGAGTAGGAGTACAATGGAAAAAGTTGATAGACAATGCTAGAGCATTTATAAAAACAGGAGCCAATGCCAAATGGTTCTTTATACCTTTCTTTCACAATGAGCATCAGGTTGAGACAGCTGAAACAATGGCTAAAGAAATGGGATTTAAAGATTTTGTTTTAAAAATTTCTGCTAGATTTAAAGACTTTAACAAACCGTTTATCTATCGTGATGAGAATAATACAACTAAAAAAATATATCCTCCCACAGCAGACAGATTCGATATTGATTTTATGCAGCACAAAGGATCACTAATTTGTCTACACAAACAAAGGAAAGAGATTTATGTGGATTCTTGGGGTAGACTATTTCCTTGTTGTTGGACTGCATCTACATTTAACAAAGTAAACAACTGGGCAATATCTGAAAATAAATACTCTATATCATTGCATCAGCGTGGTGTCTTTGAAATATTAAATGACCCAATATTTCAAAATTGGCTGGAAACAATGTACAAAAATGACAAATCTATTTGTCATCAAAGATGTACTGGTTCACAGGTTCACGTAATTGAAGCAGATGGTATAAAAATACCACAAAAAACTTTGTGGCATTATACAGAAAAGGTTGACCATGAATAAGTCGTATGTTTTAGGAAAAAACAAAACACCGTTTAATCTAGACGAGTTTCCTAAAATTGCATCTGGTGAAAAAGTAGGAATTCTATTTACTGGAGATATTGAAACTACTCTAATTGCTTTAATAGCTAAAGAGTTATATGGTATAGATAATGTAGTTTTTGTATTGATTGCTTTTGAAGAATTTTTACAATTTAAAAACGATGAAGACAAATTAAATTTTTTAAAAGAATATTTTGACCAAGCTGTAAAAAAACTAGGTGGTACCCATCAATATATTTTATCAAATACAGTTAAAAAAAATAGAAATATGACTGTTGAAGCAAAAAGATTAATATTACAACAATATCCCCAATTGAAATTTATATTATCCGGACACAATAAAATTCATGAACAATGTATGACTATGTTAAAAGATTCTAAATGGAGTGAAGGAAAAATTACAAATGATAGACTTAACCCATACCTTGAAACAAATAAAAACAAATATCCAGAATTGTACAATTATGTTTTTAAACAACAAGGAAAATTATTTGGAGTAAGCAAATATATCGGTTTTGAACAATACGAAATTGACTATGAAACAAACACTCGACCTTTTAAAAAACTTACACAATCAGAAATTATAGATCTATATGATGCTCTTGGTTATACTTCACAATTATACCAAACAAGTAGCTGTGATGTGTCTATGGGTAATTGTGGTATTTGTGAAAGTTGTGCAAGAAGAAAAGCAGTATTCAAAGACAGCACTGTGTCCGATCTTACAAATTATTCTGTTAATTAAAGATAAAAAATTATATAATATCTAGTACAATGTATGAAATAAAAAAATACGGTAATGACCTCGATCTGTCTTTCTTTTACCAGCGATGCCAAGAAAAAGGATTTTTAAACAATGCTTCACAAAAAAGACTGATTGATTCTTTTAGTAAACAAAAATATTTTAATTTGTGGATCTTATTTTATGATAATTTACCTGTTGGTTCAACTGCTGTTCACGACTTCGATGAAGTAATGGGAGAAAATAGTTATAGAATTTGTGTGAGAACTTGTGCGTTGACAGAACTGTTACCTATTAAACACATGAGAACCAAAGACGGTATTACAAAACATCAAAATATTTGTTCTCAAATTTTTATTCCTGTTACATTGAATGCACTGCCTAAAGATAGCAAATGTTATATTACATCGTCCAATAAAGATGAAGCCAGCATGCAAAAGGTAAATGGTATATGGGCCAAACTGTTATCAAAACAAGGTGTAATAAAAAAAGTTAAAGATGTTTTTTACAGAGGAGCCAATCAAACTGTGTGGCAATTGAACACTGAAGAATTTATGAAACAAATCGATCGACACACAAAATGGGAGTATCAAACTGTATGATTAATATAATGTGTGTCAAATGGGGTGACAAATATTCTGCAGAATTTGTGAATAAACTGTTCAATATGGTTGAGAAAAATATTTGCGGTGCTCCATTCACGTTTTATTGCTATACCGATAATGGCAAAGACATTAACCCGTCTGTTAAAATTATTCCCATGCAGACTGATCTAACACAATATTGGCCCAAATTAGAATTATTCAAATTGTTTAGACAAGGCACTAACATATTTTTTGATCTTGACGTGGTGATCTTACAACCTATGGAAAGATTGCTATCTGTTAAAACAAGAACAGTGTCTATTCTATACTCACAATGGAAAGAAGGTTTCTTATTGCCTCATAAAAAAGCCAAGCCAGAAAACAAATATCCTACACAATATAACTCATCCATAATGAAATGGCAAGACAATCAAGGTGATGAAATATACAACTATTTTCAAAAAAATAAAGACATGATATTGTTTAAGTATCGAGGTATAGATCGTTATCTATATCATGAACCTGTACAAATAGATTTGTTACCTACAGGTATTGCTTATTCTTATTGGAAAGGTGCCAAGTATGGCAAAGACACCACACCTGAAAAATTAAGATTAGACTACGAGGTATGTATTTTAAACAACGGACCTAAACAAAACGAAGTAAATTCTTGGGTCAACGATTATTGGCTATGACAAAAATAATTGCTGTTAGAATAGGCACGAGATATGGTCCTGAATATGAAACCTATCTAGAATCTAAATTGCCTGAATATGAATTCAATTGGATTAGAGAACCTATGGCCGACAATATAAAACTGCAATGGAATAAAATGTATGGTATGACTCTCTCGCAAGATGAACCTATCTGTGTGATGGATATTGATGTATTACTCATTAATGATTACAAAAAAATATTTGAATATCCTATCAAACCAGGACAGTTTCTTGCTGCTCCAGGTTGGTGGAGAGATAAAACAGGAGAAAAAAATAGATTTAATATAAATGGTGGGTTTTACAAATATTATCCTCGTGATTGCCATTACATATACGAAAAATTTATGAGCAATCCCGAACATTGGCAAAAGAAATATATAGAAGAAGGATTCACTAGTGGTCCTGTTAATGGAGAACAACATTTTATCGAAGACAGTGCAAAAGAGAGATTAGAATTAATTACACTGCCAGATGCTTGGTTTTGTAGAATGGAAGCAAGAACAAAACGTTTTGCTAGACACACATTGGCTAATCTTAATAAAAAATACAATGAAGTTACAGGAAATCCCTATATGTTTTTAGGCAATGAATTTCATCCTGATATAAAATTTGTACACTTTACTCACATGAGTAATCAACCACATCAGTGGGAAAAATACAATTTATTCGTATAAAAATTTACCTGCTATATACAGAGATTCTAGAGGAGTTTTTGCTTCTCTAAGTTTTTTCTTTAACTCAGTGTTAGAAGATTGAGTTACTTCTGGAAGATCAAATATTTTTAATTTTAAATTGAACAACAGATCAGTACCTACATCTCCCACAGGAGGATTGAATAAATTATCAACTGTTAATTTTTCTTGAGGATTATGAATCAAAGGATCATAAACCAATCCATATTTTAAAGCAATATCTTTCACATAAATTTCAAACGTTTGACTGTTTAATTTTCTTTTTTGATCAGTCATTTGATATATTTCATCAGGAGTAAAAGTTTCCAGTAATTTTTTATAAATTTTATTATTGAGATCTGTTTTGATTGCAATTTCTTTATGCTTTTTAGTGTCTTCGCTATACCAAGTAGCAAAAATTAAGTTCTGTTTGCTACTAGCATACACAGCATGAGTGAATCTACCGTTGTCTAAATTCATTATTCTTGATTAACTTTTAATTCGTATGTGCTTATAACTGTGCTAGATCCATCGGGAAATTCTTGAGCTCTGTAATCATCAACACCAACTAGATTTGTTTGATAGACACCAGCGCCTCCTTCTAATCGAGTATCTGTCATTGCAGTGCCGCAAGTAGCACCACTACCATTGATAGAATAACGTAGTCTATACCCTTCCACATTGGCTGCCACATAACGTATGATGGATTGAAACACAGTGTTCCAAGTTTCTGTGCTTGGAGTAATAATATTTCCTGTTGATGTTAATCTAGCCGGTGCTTGATAAGCAGGTGTAATATAATTTTTTTTGTGTAGATAATAATTTTGTATTTCTTGTGTGGTTGTGGAGTCTTCGGTTTCTGGAATTTCAGCTGCGTTATAGCCTGCAGGGTTAGCTCTGGTGTCTAAAAAAATTGGAGTCTCATCACCGCTGACTTCTGTGTATCCTGCTTCTGTTGTGCTGGTTGACACTGTGTATACAGCACCTCCCACAGAAAGATCATTTGTAACAACAGCTTCTGCAAAGGTATCGTACATGTCCTGCAGAGTCATTGACCTCAACACCGGTTGTGAGGAACCATCGGTGTAGTAATAGATTGGATATTCTATATTACTAGCGTTGGTTGGCTGAGTCACTGATTCAATTGTTTGATTTAATCTGTCATACTCTACTGTTTGTATTTGAGGTTCCTGTGTTGTTTCTTCGTTTGGAAAAGTGGTGGGATCGGTAGAATAGGCACCCGCTACCAATCTAGTATTTGTCATAGCACTGCTATCAGGCAATCTCATATTACCACCACCGGAAGGAATAACATTTAATCTCACAGATGGAGATTGAAAATACAATTGTTTAAAAGCATTTTTAATTTCACTGATTTGACCTGCGGACATCTGTTTTAAAATAGGCGTAGAAGCAGATGATGTATCATCATGATATAGGGGTGTTCTAACTGCCATAAAAATTCCTGCTGTAAACTATAGTAAACAAATAATAAGACATTGTCAACATTAAAACAATATTAGGTATTAGATCCTGGAGCATACATTGTGGTTAGCGTTGCACCACTCGAATCTAAAATACTCAAAGTAATTTTGTTTTTGAACATATTACCACTGATCGAAGCATTGCTATTTGTATCACCAGTTGTAACTACGGTGCCTGATCTATTAGGTAGAGTAATTATATTACTTCCTGTGGGTTCAGCTGCTGTTAGAACAGTTGTATTACTGTCATCGATGATTCCATCAAATGCTACAGCACCTCCATCAGTGACTTCAATGCCTGTGGTTGTTACTGCTCCTGTGATTGGTCCTGTAAAAGCTGTGGCATTCACTGTGCCACTGACATCTAGTGTTGAAGAAGGAGTAATTGTGCCAATACCTACTCTTGAAGTGGCTCCATCGATGGTCATCACTGTGGTTACTGCACCACCATCTTTGATTGTAAAACTGATGTCTGCATTGTTGGTACTGTTCGTTATAGAAACATTACCGTTTGATTCAACCGAGATTTTAAAATCATCATCAGCACCTATCACTAATCCCAAATCATTCTTAATGTTGACTTGTCCTGTAATGTTTCCACCTGTCTTTAGGTAAAAATTATCAGGATCTACACCGGCCAAACTGCTAGCACTTGATGCTGTACCAGCGAATGCTACTCCCACTATATCTTCAGTAAGAGTTATTCCTTTTTTAATTGTGGGGAATCCTGATATATCAATTTTAGGAATAAATTCTTCTTCGCTAATAATTGCTATAAGAACATTGTTATTTTTTAAATAGGTTATATTTTTTAATTGATCTGTGGATGAAAGAATTGTATCAAAACTAAAACCGCTATCAGTGGTTGCTGCTGGACCAACTAGAACATCCTCAGTACCATTATTAAAATATAGTTGTTGAGTTGTAGAATTAACCCATAGATCTCCAGCATTCAATCCTGTAGGTGAAGTATTTTGATAGTTTGCTCCTCCTACTGGTTGAAAAGAAGTACCTGTAAATATTTTAAGTTTTTGTGTGCTGGAATCATACCATAACTGTCCTTTGATAGGTTTGCTTGGTTGTGTTGAACTGCTGAAATTTTCTAAAAGATGTAAAAAATTTTCTGCTACAATTTCTCCATAGCCAGCATATCCTTTTCCTATTAAAGAAATATCTGTTTGAGTATTCAAAACAGAATCTTGTACTGTGTATTGATTGGGTGATTCTGTCGAGTCTGTTTTGTTTACTGTATAAGGCATCTAAATTATTCCGTAAATGTTGTTAATGATTGTATCCTTAACGTATAATCTATCTGTATCAATCTATTCAAACTTTTTTGTACAGGATGGAATATCACATGCGTTAATAATTTGTTAGTGCTTCCATTTTCTGTGCCTTCCCAAGATTTTAATCCTAATTCATCAAACACATAAGTGTCATTAAAATCTGTGGTGTTGTCAAATGCTGCTTGTCCAGCTGGTTCACCGTAATCCAATGTACAAGTTACAACGATATCTGTGTATTTGTTTCCTGTGGTATGTCTTACTTCCATTTTATTTCTTGTGGTATCTTTATTAGATGATGAATTATTGTCTACCACTTTATAATATGTTTGATTATATAAAGTAGCATTGCTGCCAGATGTGTTTGGAGTTAGATATGTTATAATACCTGTGGGATCTACTGTGGTTCCACCATTTCCAAAAGCCATCTCATGAACGAATCCTGTGGTCTTATGAGCTAAACTATTGGCCAGTGCTATACTCATATTTTCATAGTGAATAGCGTTTCTTTTGTCCACTATTACTTCACCTGTGGTTGGATCCCATATTTTAATATGTCCTTCTACTTTAATTCCTGAATTATCTTGTGGCTTGGATTCTTTCATTTGTTTTTCATTGGTTGATTCTTGTTTTGCATGTTCTGTCATTTCGTTATATTTATTCAGGTGCATTTGTTGGTTCTCCAGCTATGAATTTAGCCTGTGCTGTGTTGGATTTACCTAATCCTTTACCATCAGCAGCAGTTGTTTCTCCCCTATTATACCATATTTGCCCACGTTTTTGTATAATTTTTACTTCTACACCTGCAGCAGGTTGCTCACTTAATATAACGTTGGCTGAGCTGCCATCCCATGTGTTCACAGTATAATTGGTACTGCTGTCTTCATTTAGATATGGTAATCTTCTTCCTCCCACAAAAACGTCAACCTCATGAGGAGAACTCACAGACTGTGATGAAATAAATGCTGTGGTTGATCCATCAGCAATATGTTTCTTGGTATATATTGTGTCAGCATAAGGCACAGTTTGTTGTCCTGATGCATCAACCACTTCCGCTCCTGTAGCATGATTTTTAATTCCTGTTCCAAGAGTACCTCTTCTAATATTGGACAATACGTTAGCTTCTTTGTAGAGATATTCTATTCTCTCATTGTCAATAAAGATTACTCCAGGCAACAATGTGCTGCCATCGGTAGATTTTAACACACTGCCATCGACCACTGTGATTGTTTTATCATCCATAGACAGGTCAGCTGCTAGTGTTGTTGTGTTGGTTTGACTGATTCTCTTGTAGAATGTTCTATTAAGCATGTCTTTAAATATTCTAAAACCAGTTGAGAAATTGTTACCTTCTGTTACGAAATACATAACATCTATTCTATCATTAGTTACTGTTGATCTAGTAATTGTAATTTTATTGCCTGTTAATATCCAATCAAAACCTTGCACTAGATTTTCTCCATTCAACCAAACAAACGCATAATCATTGTTTAAAGGAGTTTGAAAAAGATAAAATTCTCCTGAATCATTACCTTTAAATTCTTCTCTGCGTTGGTTCATGCCTACAGCATTGTTAAATGTTGTTGCTGTAATAATGTCTCCTTCTGCAAGAGTAATACCATCCACAGACAGATTGTCTGGTTGTAAAACTATTTGATCATTCTTATCAAAATAATGAGTTCCTACCAATGTGGATATAGCAATTAAATCCGAATTTGCCGGTGCATCATTAAATGTAATTGATTTTGCATCAATATTAACAAGATAGTCACTGTACTGATCTTTTTTAACACCATTAAGGTACACTCTAACCTTACTAGGATCAATCGCTGCTCCGGCTGGATTTCTCAATAATCCAAATCTATAAACACTGACAATGGTACCCGAACCTGCTGTTGAACTTGCTTTAAATGATATCGTGTTTCCAGCAATAGATCCACTGAATGATACATGATCTGATCCTTTGGTGCTTAGATGAGGAGCAGTGTTAGTGTACACTTCTGTAGTGTCTGCCACTAGTGTTACTTCCGACATCGATGCCGATCCTTCGCTTGCATTATATGCTGTCACAAGATAATGAGCTCCAACGTAGTCTGAAGTTTGGAAAGTATCTATTGTGGTGTCATCACTTGAAATTGTGGTGTTTCCGACAAAATTAGATCCATCACTAACATCTCCGTCTCGAAGCAGTATTCTATAACCAGTAACTCTGCATTGTCCTGAATTAGACGACACTAGTAATCTTACATTTCCTGCATTTATATCAGTTGAAATTGTTATTGGATCTGATGCATCTGTGTTTACTATATTATAAGAAGTAATATATGAATTAGTACCATCATGAATCATTATAACTTCCATATTACTTCTTTTTACTGTAGGAATTCCTATCGATTCAACAGATATAAAATATTTGGCACCTCTATGAGTATTTTTATTCCAAGAATCTACAGTTGTAATAACAGAATCTATAGGATCTACATAAATCTTTCTTATTGAATCTCCAACCGTTGGCACTGTGTTTATGCCTAATCCTATTCTATACCAAGAAACGGAATTTAATGTAGAAGAACCTGTACCAAATAATGATACTATACCTGTTAAACCTGGAGTTTTCGAACCATCCACGGTGATATGTTCAGCTATTCCGGTTGGAGTAATAGATGACGTGCTTACAAAAACATCTGTATTATTATGCACTAAAGAATATTTGGCAGTAGCTAACTCTCCAGAAATTTCGTCTCTTGTGATTGACATATACCAAGCACTGTCATATTCTGTTTGTACCCACGAATCTATTGTGGTAGGTGCATTAATAATTCCTGTTTTTTCACTAGATTTTGTATCTACATATCCTGAAGATGTACTGTCATCCTCTGTGGATCCCGCATAGCCAGCAAATGAAAAAGTGTTACTGGTTCCATCTCCTAAATAATAAGTGTTATCTGGTCCTCTTAAAATTTTTCCTTGATGCTCTAACAAAGTCAAACTCGAATAAGGTCCTATCGATCCTGGAGGATATGATAATGTATATGTATCTGTACTACCATCATACACAATCTCTTGTGATCTTATTTCAGCATATGCTCTTCCGCTGCCCGATGGCTGATTGAAAGATGCTATCTGCACACTGGTACCTGCTGCCGGAGGATTTGCTGTAGACCCATCTCCTGTGTGTAAATTCACAATGATGTTTCTACCACTCATTGTATAGGTATAATCTGTAGTAGGAACACCGTCCACAGTGACAAATAATTGACTCATTGAGCTATCTAACTGATAAGTTTCTCTGCTCTTAGTCGCAAAAGAGTATGTAGCTCCATCACCAACAAATGTGTCGAGCACCATATAATTGCTGCCAGATATAGCAAAACTTTTTACGGATATTTTACTGCCAATTGCTGGTACTGATGTAAATGTAACTGTTTTATTTTGTATATCTACTGTGTATTCATCATTTAAAGTTTGTGTTAATCCATCTAAAGAAACTACTACAGATGATTGTGTACCTGCTAATTGTCCTATTGAGAATGTTGTAGTTACTCCATCTCCGATGTAATTTTTTTGTATAATAAATGGCACGCCTGATGTTGGAGCTGTATAAACTCGAATGTCTACTGTATCAAAAATGCTACCAGGTAAGTTTTCTTCTGGAGCATAACTGGTTTCGGGTGTGATGAAAGCATCTCCTTCCACAATAATGTCACTTGGTGACACTCCCAAAGCTGATTTAAATAATCCACCGCTGATTAGAGTATCCAAAGTCTTGTCATCGGTAGGTGTTAAAACTCCATCATCATCAAAAGGTATTAATTCAATAACTGTGTTTGCAGGAGTAGGATTACCGTTGTCACCCAAAATAGTAAAAGTTTTGGTTGTGCCGTCTCCTCTTATTACTTGTGTTCTCTGTCTTATTCTATTAACATTCGCTGTGGCAGCTGGATATTGAGCTGATGAGTCGCTGATATCAGTGAAATAAACTGTGTATACATCTGTTGGTTGAGGAGCATAATCAAAAGTAAAACTAGTTGTAGTACCATCACCATAAAATACTTTGACTCTACTTAAACCAAAACTATCCCATGGCAAATCGTACCATGGAGATCTATCCCAGCCTTGACCATTATCAAAAGCCAATCCTGTGACCATAACTCCACCATAATCCACTCCAGTCATTACTTGAGAAAGCTCATTACCTGGCATGCCTGCTGCAGGAGCATACAATCCAAGAGTTCTTTCAGCTGCTGTAATGTATGGTTCATCACCTCTTAATTTTAAAAGGTTTGTTATGCTATCATCAAAAGTTTCTGTGCTGGTATATGTTGCAATAACTTTATAAAGTTTGTTGTCGTATCTAATTAAATCATTGTAAGCATAGGTAGTATTACCGGTCCATTGTAACACAGTGGCAGTGGATTGCACCCGGTCAAATTTAATTGTAGTGCTGATATCTCTCACAAGATCATTTCTAAGATTTGCATATGCTCTTGCTGAGTTTGCTGGAGTATTGCCGTTGGTCCCACCACCTGTTATAACCACTCTAGGTGTTGAAGTATAATTTTTTCCAGGAGTCAATACAACTATTCTAACCACTGCTCCTTCTTTGATTACTGCTCTAGCTGTGGCTTGTGTCACATCACTCAATGTGTAAACTTCATAACCCTCAGGTCTGTCTGTGATAGCAACATTTTGTCCCATGGTAGGCATGTAAAAATCAACACTAGAAAATTCACTAAATTTGAATAGCTCACTGGTTCCAGTTCCCCCAGCCTGTGAATCAGCAAGATCGGCATCCACTTGAGCAGTGTACAGAGGATAGAAATATCCAAATTGGCCAGAAGAAGCACCTTGAGTGCTGGTTCCTAACACTGTGAATGGTCCTACTGTTTTTGTGGTTCCGCCTACCAGTGTAACTGTGGGAGCAGTAATATATCCACTACCACCATCTACCACTGTGATAGTGTCCACATATTTTTTATAATTGTCTCTCCAGAATCGATATGGATATGTGCTTAATATTGCTGCGTCATTGGATATGTCAACATTTCTAATAGTATTTCCATCATAGAAAGCAGGCAAGTCAAAATCTGTATAGATACCATCTTCAGTGTCTAATCCAGTATAGCCTAATTTATATTCTCTAATTTTGGTATGATATGGTTTTACTTCATTGATATATTCTTCAACGTAATCTTCTGTAGTAACTCTATAACTTTTTCTTTGATCTAACTCTCTTAGAGTGTTGGATACATTAATAAATGCTGTTTTTGTTAACCAATCAACATATTTCTGTTGTTCTAATACTTTTCTTAATCCAATAAAGAAAATATTATTGTACTCTACTTTTAGATCTCCTATGAATAAATCATCTCTTATAGCTGTAAAGATTTTTCTTAATTCTAATTTAGGTTCAGTATCAAAGAAATTAACATCAAAAGCATCTTCCCCATCAAATCCTGTGTTATCGATTGAATAATTATATAGAGAAGTTTTTAATTGAATTGTACCATTCTGAGTAGCAATGTTATTGAATCCTTCTGTGGTTCTTTCAAATATTTTCCAACCCCCTGTGTCTGCAGTTAAAACTTTGACATACTGGCCATTCTCTAGAGATAATGCATCTAATTCATACTGATAGTTCAATTGTTTCTCAATAATAGTGTTAGCATCAAATGATTCATCATACCAATCAACACGATCATAATAAGCACTGGTTTTATATGTTTGTAATTTGGTTCTGATCCATTCAGAACCATTCCAATTATAAATGGCCCAAAAACCATTGCTGAATGTTTGATCATTTCTTACTAATACATTTGTTGTACCACTGATGTCTCTAGTATCAATATAGGTTAAATCATCGTAGTTTTCTACTGTACTGTCCCACTCTCCGGATATAGCAGTTGGTTCAGGCTCAGCTGAATTTAGATTGTCATATCTAATATTGTCTGCTAATTGATTCTTTGCCAATACTGAATTTGTATAATCAATGATTTCTTTCAGTGCATCAAATCTGTCCACATACCAACTCTGTCTTGGTCTAACTTTATTACCATATCTTTGGTTTAAAGGCAAAGAGATATCTGGAACTTCGTTGCCTGCTTCGTCTGATCCGATTAAACTGTCCCACCATTTCTTTTCAATCTGTGCGTTGGGTGCATCGTCTTTGTCACCTTCTTTGATCAGCTTCCAAACATAATGAACATCACCCTCTTTAATTGTGTCTTTGTAGGTGACATTTAATACAGTGTTATCATTGATGATATCATTTTTAATGTTAAATGCAATTAATTTATTTTTATCAGACACTGAAAAATGTCTAATACCTGATCCTTTTGGATTGTTTATTATATTAGATATGTAACCGGTGGTGTTCTTCCTAGTAGTAACACTTTTTGCACTGTCAGGTAAGAAAACATTATTTTTTACCCAGTAATAATAATAATTTACGAAACCATCCAGTCGAGAATCATATTTTTGTCTCAGAGTAAACACATTATTATTAGGATACAACGGTTTGCCTGATACTTTTTGACTCAATCCTGTTGCAGTATCTGCTAATTGATTCCATTCCGATGGCAACAGTGTGGTTTCTACCCATTCGTATACATCAATTTCGCTGCCCGGGAAAAGTTTACCCCAGTTCTTTGTTCTATATTCTTGATTTCCTTGTTCGTACCATATCCATCGAACTTTGCTCAAATCCCACCAAACTTCTCCAATATGTTCTTCGGCCCAAGAACTGTTTGGTTTCACTGTGACATTTTCTGTACCTAAATTGTAAATTGCAGGATCCCATTCGGTTTTATAATTAATTTCTCTATCTGCTATACCTAATATTCTACCTTTAACAGGATCAAAATAATCAATATATGATTTAATTTTTTGCTCTGCTCGATCAAATATAAAAGCCGAATCTATTAATCTATCATCAATCAATGCTTCCTCTTCTTGTGCAACTTTCCAGCTGTATGATCCAAATGTTGCTAAATCAAACACAGCAACCATGCCATCATTTTCTCGAGTGGAATTATCAGAGAATTTTGTGTCATCTCCTGGTGCACCCACAAATACACTGTTATTGATTACAAAAACAGCTCTACCAAAATCATCATTGGCTGACACATTAGAAGTTATTAATTTGCCATCTAGTACAAAATTATTATTGTATTTGGTTGCTGTAAAAACTCCTCCAGATCCTATATTAATATCCACTATTTGTGTGTCTTGTAAATCAAATGTGGTTAATCCACTATCAAATTTTACTGTGCGACTGTTTGCAAATTTTTCTGCTCCTATAACCAATCTATCAGCATCATGATTAATATGTACTGTGGATCCAAACTGCATGTTGGTTGCAGTTTCCGGAGAATAAATTGTTTGTTGTAAAGTATAAGTGTTGGTTGATCCATCTGCATTCCATTTATAAATGTAAACAGCACCTGCATCTGCTTGTGACAAATTGTCTCTGCCTGGAGCGGAGATAGCTAAAGTTAATCCATCTTTGCTCATAGATAAACCTTCTCCAAATGCTGTGTTTAGTGTGCTGTCATCAGCTGACACTCCTTTAAGTGTTTGCACATGAGTAAATCCTAACGTGGTGCTGTCATCATTGCTTGGACTGGTTCTAACAAAAATTTCTACCATACCAGCATCATCAGGACTCACTGAAGATACTGCTAATATGTCACCATTATCGTTTATAGACATTCTATGACCAAATCTTTTATTGATTCCTGCTTGGCTGCTAATCACACTGTTATCCTGTGTCCATGCTGCAAACGTGCTGTCTTCTACCGGAGTGTATGTGTATAGATAAACTATTCCTGTGTCGCTAGCATATCCGGGAGCTCCAACCAAAAGATATTTTTGTCTCACAGTTTTGTCGCTGTCCATGGTTGGTTCTGCCAGTGCATGCGACCAACCAAAATTTATATTTGCTGATGAGCTGTCGTCTGCTGGTTTTATAGTTGTGAATTCATTGTATGCTTTTGTTACAGGATCCCAAATGAATAATTTTACTAAACCACTGTTATTGCGTCTTGTGCTGCCATCTGATGTTAAAATATTAGCATATGGTGCTCCTGCTACAACAAAGTTTTCATCGGTACTCATTGATAAACTATGTCCCAGTCGACCCGTACCAGTGGTACTATCTCCCATTGTATAACTGTTTGTGAGTGAGAATGCTGATCCAGGATCATTCTCTCCTCTGCTAAAGAAATATACAGTTCCTTGAGATGTTGCTCCTCTGCTGCCAGGAGCTGAAATTATAAGAAATTTTCCGTCGGACCTAGCAATTGTCTTATAACCAAACTCTTGATTATTATCTGTGTCTGGAGATCCTATTCTAAAAGTTTTGTAAGGATCAACTTTTTCATAAATTTTCCAATTGGCTCCTTCGTTGTCTACAAAAACTTTATCTCCAGGCAATTGATTAACAGCGTCTGCTATTTGATATTCATTGTAAGGTAGAACACTATTAACATTGTCTAATGAAGTCAATCTTACACTCACGAAACGATATAGATTACCATATGTTGCCACTGTGGATTCATCTGCTGTAGTGAAAGATCTACTAATTGAGGAAGCATTTGCAAAATTAACTAAAACAGAAGTTGCATCTATAATTTCTTTAACTTGATACACTTTGTTTAATGTAGGAAACTGACTGTTGTTTATCGCTATATATTGATTCACTGTTAAATTGTGTACTCCATTGAATCCTAAAATAACCTGAGTATTATTATTGATTGGTTTTATTGTGATAAGATTAAATCCTGTATAAGTGATTCTCTGTACGTCCCAATCGTTATTAGATTTTCTTGCTATCCATATTAAATCTTTATTATTAATCTCATTGACATTTAGATTTAATAGATCTGTTACATCAAATGCTGTGTGTTGTGCATCTGTTATTCTCACATATCCTGCAGTTTTATATTTTTGAATAAAATCTCTATCATATCCCTGTTGAGTATAATCATATCGAGCGAAAGTTTTCGAAGCTGTATACTCTAGAGGTTTAGAATAAAAATTATCGCTGGTTATAGACACCGATCTTGTGTAGTCTTCAATATCATTGTCATCATTTAGTAATTCAATACTTTGAGCATTACTTGTAAAATTATTGTCTGATAGAGTAAGTTGTATCGATTTGCTGCCGTCTAGATTTCCAAATTCTCCAACTTTTATCATCCATTCTGGATAAACTTTTAAATTAATATTTTCTCCATAAAATTTAGCTTTGACTAATCTATCTATAGCATTTTGTGTGCCTTTTTCTCTAATAAACCCTTGATAAAATTTGTATTGAGAAACATCATTTAAGAAAAGATTTTCTAGATATGGTCTAGATTGATATCCTGTTAAATGTTGTGCTAATTTTTGTTGAGTTTCATCAAAATTGTTGGTTTCTAAATTATAAAAATCATTAAACTGAGAAATTTTATAATCAAAGTTAGGTATTAATTGAGCTGATGGCTTAGATTTTTTCTTAGTCCATTTTTCAAAATCAAATTTTGTACCAGAATTATGATTCTGTTTAGCCACATAGAAATAGTTGGCATACTCTACTGTGTTTCCTATTTGATAATCTGTATTTGCTACCCATCTATCCACTTTAGCTTCATCAAATATAAACCCCGGAGAATAATAATCTCCATTCCAATCACCTGTTTTCCATCCTACTAATTTTAATCTCTGCTGACGGAATCCTGTAACCAGTTCAAATATTATGTCTGAAAACACTGTGATATTATCAAAAAGTACGATTTGTTCTTTTTGCACAGCATTCATTGAAATATTATAGATACCTGCTTCAGTATTTTTTATAGAGATTGAAAATTTATTTCCAATACGTTTGGTTGAAATATATTGAGTTTCTATAGCTCGACCAGCAGAATCTAAAACTGAGTATTGTCCTAATGAGTTTTGAAATTTACTGATAACACTATCGCTAGTTTTTAGAACAAAACCTGCAGCACCTGGGCTCAATGTTATTGCCGAACCTGGCGCCCACCCTTGTCTGGTCCAATATAAGAATTCTTTAGCACTGGTTTCCCAATTGTTTATTTCCTTTATTTCATTGCTAAACTTATCAAATATAAATCCTTGAGATTCTAAATATTTTCCATATCCAACCAAAAAGTTAATTACCTGTTGTACGGTTTTGAATACTGTGCCATAAGGAACGATAGTTTCATTTTCACTCCAATCATTATAAATGATTGCACTGCTGTTTCCGATAGAGATTGAATGTGCATTTTTATTCTCTACAGGTTTTAGGACTCTAAAGTAAGGTTTAATTGTGTTATATCCAATAACTTTGTATCCTCCTTCTAATGTGCTGCCATCTCCTGTAACATTAGAATTTAATTCAACTAGCACTCCTGAATAATCATAATCTCTAACAGGATTACTGATTCTAAATAAAACTTTGTAATTTTCGTCAGGAACAAATTGAGATCCAGATGTGGATCCTGGACTCACACTGTCTGTTAAAATTTTTAAATTTTGTTTGTCTGAGAATCCTCCCAATTTATATGCTAATTGCACATTGAGATTTTTCATTTTATCATAGAAAAATACAGCAGGATCCAATCCATTTTTAATCAAATAGTTGACAATGAATGATTGGTAGCCAGCAGTTATTCCTGGAGTGGAACCACCTGTTGTTTCCAAATAATATGTGGTTGATTTGAGAGTAGGTGCTACTTCTGTGTCAGTATTGATATAATTTCCTGCTGTATTTTTTCCTAATCTACTGTTGTCTAAAAAATATCCAAAGAATTTTGCTGGTTTAGTTAATGCCAGCAACTTCATTATGCTAAAAGGATATTGGCTGCTTCTACGCCATGCTGTTTCACTTGGTCCTTGGTCACCAAACTTCCACGCTTCGTTAATTCCGAGATTTTGATATTGATCTATTAATCCTATAGCTATAGGTGATTTTAAATTGCCAGAGTCATCTACTGGAATATAATCTAATAGACCTGGTCTTTTGTATTTGTTTACAGTTTCTTCTAATCCTGTGTCATAGCCTGCTGTTAGATCATTCCATAGTAACTCGTTACCTGAAGTATAAGGTGCTGGTCCATAAGTATCTATCCACCAAGACGGTTGTTCGCTGTGCCCCAACATTTCCCATGGATGAGTGTGTGGTCGATCTGTATCATAGAAATATTTGTATATGCCTCTCCAATATCCAGGCAATTTTTCACCATTGATAATGTTTTTATTTTTACCATAGTTAAAAGTAAAATAATCATTCTCATCATAGTTTGTATTGTTTTGATATTCTACACCGTTTTGTCCTGCCCAGTTATAAAAATCTAAACTTAATATATTGTTAATTTCACTGTTATTATATTCAGTGGTTCTAAATACTCCTGGTCTTACATCATTTTCTGATAATAATTCTGAATTAAATGCTGTTTTACAATTGTTGTAAATTCTTTTTTCTAATTCTAATAAAAGATCATCACGATAATCTTCAAAAGCAACGGTTCTACTACCATCGTGTCCTACAATAACATCCACAGGCGTTCTATAGGTGTTGTCAGTAATTTTTTCGGGTTTAAATTTTGGATATATTCCTAATTTTGTTGGTGTAGGCGGAATAAAACTGCCTGCAGTATTTTCATAATCTTTAATTGTGATTTTGTCTCCAGCAGCTAAAGTGGCTGTTATAGTCACACCGTCTGATTCGGTGCTAAAATTATAATCATATCCTAAAAGTAATATTTCATCGTTAAGATATACATACACTGCTCTATTGCTAGGAGTTTTTACATCAAATTGTGAATCAATAGCATATTCTATTTCTTCTGGATCTTGTACTGTATAATTTCTCACAGTGAGTTTTTCACCATGTCCTATCATGTCATCATAGTAGAAAGGAAAACTTGCATTCTTATTATTGGAAATATTTTTAATTATTTCGTTAACTCTATCTGATATTAATCCTTCGTGTGATGATCCCTGTGTATTAGCTAAAAATGTTTCTTTAAATTTTTGATATTCATTATTACAATACTCTATTGATTTAATAGCATTTGCATTTTGATCTATCAATAAAAACATAGCTTGTGGTAGAGCAGAACCGTGTTGAATTATAGAACCACCTTCTAATCTCACATTGCCTATGTCTCTTAAATTGCTGCTGCCAGGAGTATCACCAATCATTTCAACATTTTTTTCATTGATGTCGTGTAAATGATTTAATATTTGTCCATATGTAAAATCTGATAATTGTTCATTGAATGGATTCACTGATATATTTTCAGGTATTTCGTATATGCCTTTGCTTTCAATTTTTTTTGCTGAACTGTAACAATTTAACTCAACTAAATCGTTTACATTTAAATCTTTAGCAAATTTTATATATTTGTAGGTCAATCCATCTACCAGTGTGTAATCTGTTCCTAAATTTTGAGTTATGTGATTAACATCTACAGTTACAGATAAATCAGATAACGATTTACTGTTTTCAAAAACATCTACCGGAAATAATTTTAATTCATCTCTGGTTACTATGAATAACCTTTTAACTCTCTGTTTGCTCTCTTCTTTTCTTTCAATCCAACCACATCTACTAACATGATTGTCTCTAGAAAGTACCTGATGTGCATGTCCTGTATTAAAATTCTTTGTGTAAGACGTATCATCGATATTATATTCAAAAAATCCTGTGGCAAAATCAGAAGTAAAAACAATATCACCTACATTTTTTATTGTGTTATACTTTATTTGTAATCCTAACACAGGATCTTTTGTTGCCATTGAACTGATCTTATATTCAAACAGTTTAGATCCTGTAAAAGTAGAATTTGGGTACACATCATTGTCATCAAATTCTTTATGATTTTCATCAAACAGTGTGAATAGCGGTGGTTGGTTAACATCAAATTTGCTTTGACCTTCTATCCATGCTCTTTCATTGGTGCTGTAATAGAAAGTTTTTGCTTGATTGATTGCTCCTAATTCAACTGTTACTGCATCTCCATCCAATGGTAGAGCATCTGAGTCTTCAGTTAATCTCAGTGTGGTTACTTGCGATCCTGCCACACTAACAAAATTAACCACATAAATTCTATTATTAATTAAAGGGTCTGTATCTGCAGTGATTAATAGTCTCATGCCATCTCTCAGAGGCACTCCATCCACAATATATCCTGTTTGATTGACCATTTTTGAAAAAACGTCTTTGGTCACTGCGTCAATCAATGCCACTGATTTTTTAGCAGTGGTTCCATGATTGAATAAAGACAATCCAGAATCAAATTCTATAATAGGTCTTTTGGCTCTGTCTGTTTCCAATAGAACAGGTGTATATCCATTTTCCTCAGCGGTAGCTTCTATTACTGCTTTGTGGAACCATCTATTGTGTCTGCTCCAAGCATTGCCATCAATACTGTCTCTTTTAATTGTGATATAATCTGGTGTTACTGGTCTATAAAAACTAACCGAATATGGTCTGTCTGCATAGGGTACACCATCATATGGTTCTGTAGATTCCTCAGTGTATGGTCCTGTCACAATTAAATTTGCTGTGTCTGTTAATGTGATCGATGATCCTACACCTTCAACATAAAATTCTTTTTTAGCGTAAGCAGAATTAGCAACATTGTCTTCAAATCTCACTTTCATACCATTTGATAGTTTGGTACCTGATTTTAAAGTATAATTTTTTGTTCCTATAATTTCATGCTCAACGTCTATTTTTGTTGTTTCACTTATGTTTCTTATGGTGAATATACCCTGCATGCTTGCATGATTTCCACATTGATAATATAAAACATCAGGAGCACCTGTAGGCACGGTAAAAGTTAATGTGCCTTTCTCTGTGCCATTGCCTGACACTCCTGTGCTGTATATTACTGATGTGCTGCCATCTTCTGCTATGCCAGTCTTAAATGGTTCGGTCATTATGTAGAAAGGATGACCTTGTGTGTCTAAAATAAATTTGTAGGTGTTGCCTCTAGATAGAGTGATTGATGGATTGTTTATTCCTGGATATATTCCAAAATTATAAGCCGATTGTCCGGTGTGTGTTACTGCAATTTCAGAAACTGTGTTGATTCCATTATTGGCTATTAGAATAGGATTTGGTCCTTCTGGCATCCAATAATATTCTCTGTAATTTATTAATTTGTCAAAATCTATAGCTGGATCCCAAGAATAAACTTTTTCTTTATTAAGTCTATCATGATTGTTTACATTACCGCCAAAGAATTTTATTTGATTGATGTAATCATCATAGGTAGCTGTGAATTTAACTTGATCTTCTGGATTGATTGAAGAAGTATCTTTGTCTGTATATGTTACTGTGGGTTCTAATTGATAACTGTCTCTGTCTTCAATTCCGGATTCAATAAATTTATCTGTGATCAGTCTAGTATAAGAATCTCTTCTACCGATGTATCCATCTAATCTAACCAAACTGCCTGGTTGAATCAATTGATCCAATGTGGAACTTAAAAATCTTTCATTTACATCTGTTCTATAAAAAGAGGGTAAATGTGCAACTGATCTTCGAAGCGTTACACCATTTTCGTCAGTAACGACATCATAGTTCGATTGACTATCTAAAGGTTTGTCTACCATTATTAGTACCCTGTTCCACTACTGCCAGTACTAGATCCAGAACCTAATTTAGAAATTGTTACAGATGATACTGCAGAAGTTGATCTTGTGTTAGTGGTCAATCCGGTAGTATTTGTTACTACATTGCCACTGGCCAGTAATTGATTAGCACCAATAGCATCGATGATTGCTACGTCATCAACTGTTGCTCCATTAACAAAAATTTCATCTGCTGCTCCACTGATCTGGAACAACGAACCAAATCCCTGTCCTGCTTGATTTGGTACTATAACCACTGTTAGTAGATCAGGAGCAAGTTGAGTATGAATATAGGCTGCAAGCTCTGTAAAATAAAAAGTATCACCAAAATCAAAATTGTCCAGTGCAAAAAATTCGTTGATTGCTTGAATCACTCGAGTTTTAATCACTGCATTAGTAACATTGGTTGATGCATTCTTAACCACTTTGAATGTAGCTTGGAATTGCTCATCTGCTTGAATTCCGAACAACACTTTATATTTCACTGGATGGAATACTATTTGATCAGACAGTGCTTTGATAGGATTAAGAGAAGCAGCATAACTGATTCTCAATTGATCTGAAGTCGAAGGTAACGGCTTTTCTCCTCCTTGACTTAACCAAGTTCTAAATAATTGATCGTATGAACGTTCTAAAATATAGATATCCATTATGTTAGTCTGTGCAGGATCTATTCTTGTGTTTTGACTAGCAGTATGTTTGTATAAAAATTCTATATTGCTTCTACCTTTTCTTGCAATATAATCTGTGGTAGTTTCTAAAGTTATAGATTCAGCATTGAATTGTTTAACAACATCTTCATCTATATCATAGAAATAAAATAATTGTCCGTCTTCATAGGTTCCAGGTAACACAATAGAAGATTCGTTTTGTGTCACAACAAAATTGCTAGCATCGTATGGTCTATATCTTTCAATATCGTTATAACCTAAATATTTTTCAAAAAACACAAATTTTGTGCTGACATTGGTATTAGGTTCCACAATAATATCAAAGATATCTGGATTGTCTACTACTCCGTCATCATCATCGTCATAGAACCCTACTTTGACTTTTCTATTATCTTGATATCCGTCTGCTTCTTCCACTGTGTCCACAATCTGCCAATCGATTGGATATCCTATACCCAATCCTGTGCTAGGTACAGTGTTAGATTTTAATATTTTTACCACATCCTTGACTGTTTTTCCAGTGATATAATCATAAACTCTATCAGTTTTATCAAAATAGAATTTGTTCTCTTGCTCACTTTCAAAAATATAATTCAATGCTCTATAAGTTACTGTGTATAAACTGCCATCTGTTGTGAATTTAAACCACCAGCTGGCATCTAAGTTATTTTGTGATATATCACCAGAATAATCTAAAGAAAAATCAGTATCACTGCTTAAATTAACTGCTGTAATAACTTTCCAAGATGATTCATCTTCGTCATATCTTAAACCAAATTCTTCATATGATTCTATTCTGTCTATAATATCTGTTTTTAAATCAGTATCAAATATAGTTGTAAATGCAGGATACACAGCACTAGCCACTGCATTCTCTGGTATAACATCATTCAGTGTGACTGGTCCTTGACCATTTTCTAAATTGCCTTCACCTTGGTTGGCACCATCCAATACCACTGCTGTTATTTTTGCCCAAGCTCTGTCTTCTGCTAAATCTGTACCTAAAGTAACTAATTTTCCGTTTAAAAATTCGCGAGTGTCTGGAGATGTAAATTTAACTAAGGATCCTACTTTGGCATATTTTAAATTGCTTGTGGAATAATCTCCCAAAGTTAGTGGTCCAGCTGCATTAAAATAACCTGTGTTGGTATTAGTTCCTACCGTGGTACTGACCCAGCTGGCTGATAGAGCACTTAAATCTTTGGTTCCGTATTTTAAATAGAAAAGTTGTCTTGAATATGATTCTTTTAATTTTCCTTCTACTAATCTATTGATGATATCTAGTATTTCATTTCTGTTTGTGAATGTAAAAGTAAATTGTGGTATGGTTTCTTCTCTATATAATATTCCGTCGTCTGCAAAAACAGAAACATTACTGTAAGCACCTGTTGGATCAATGATTTCTCTTGATCTGCTAACTCCGCTAGCTGTTCTATTGGTTGATTTAATTTTGATAATTTCTTGTGATGACGCCAATGGTACTACGTTGTAATCTTCAGCAGTGATCATTCTATTCTGAGCATAATATACCTGAGACGCTTTGCTCTTAATACTCTCGTTTGATTCTGCTGCTGCTGAATTGTAAACTGACTGTTGTAGAGCACAAGTTACAGTGAGTGATTGTTCTCCACCACTTTTATCTTTGTAAGGTACTACAAAAGTTATACCTTGCATGTCAGCTGATTGTACAGAATATTTGGCATTGTCACTAGTTCTGTAATATAATCTAAAACTTCCTAAAGGAATATTAGAAAAGTTTCCGTCTCCAAACACTAAATCTATAGCATCGTTATTTTTAGTTGCAACATTGTAAATGTCTCTCACATCAGATGCCAAACTGTTATAGATTACATTACTGCCAGAAAGCTCTGGTACCTTGGTCCATAATTTTTCTAATTGATTAAAGTCATCTAGTTTGTATAACCAAACGTCGGTGTTATTAATATTATTAATAGTGATAGGTTGCACATAATTTGTAGTCGGTTGACTGATTGAAAATTCTGTACTGCCTAAAGATCCTTGTTTGAATAGAACAAAAAATCCTGAGTTTGGACTGGTATCACCTGCTCCATCCACTCTATATAGATATGTAAATCCTGTTCCAGGAATTGGATCTTGCTCATATATAGATTCTGAATTGGAAATAGTGGCTGGTACTATTTCAAACTGTCTAGATATTCCACTAACTGATCTATTAAAAACAAATATTGGAACATCGGAATTGGTAGAATCTAATGTATAAATTTCTGTTGGTGTGCCTCCAATCGAATCACTCTCTTTTGGTTTGCCAAATTTTTGACCTTCGACATTGGCTGCATTTAATATGTCAATAAATTGTTCTCTGTAATTTGTATTAGATGGGTCATTCCAAACGATTGTAGAATTTATTAAACTATTACCGCTGCTGTCTCTAACATCTTGTGTGGTAGATATCGAAGTTATTTTTAAAAGACCGGTAGCTGTTAAATTTCTTTTAGGATTGTAATTGATTAATCTCGCTAATCTTAAAATGCTATTTCTTCTAGAAGCAGTTTCTAAAAAATTTTCTCGAGCATTTAAGTCTACTCTGAAACTTAAACTTTGAGCAATATAAGCAATAAGATCTATCAGTGCGATGTACTCTGAACTCTCAACAAAATCATTAAAATCATCTGGATAATTTTCTCTAAGGTAAGCCACCATGGTTCTTCTTAGAGTTTCAAAATCGTAAGATTTGAAATCTGCCTGTTGAAAAGCAGTATAAATTTTGCGCCAATCTTCGGCTACAAGCATTCTATTTTGTCTGTCAGTGGTGGCCATAGTTTAAACTATGGATATTTATTGTTTTTATTATATGCGTAGATTAAGAAAGGCGCAAAGCAGCGTTTTCGTCGAAACTAAAGGTAAGTTTTTCAGTTATATTGTAAGGTATATAGGTAATAGTGGCTTGTATCGATATTCCGTGCTCTGTTTCACTTACCAATATCTCTCTAGTGCTTATTCTAGGGTCAGCATTGAGATTTTGTGCAATATCGTCTGCTACTGCTTGTTTGGTTGCATCAGTTAATGGTTCAAACAGCACATCATAGATAATAGTACCGAAATCAGGATTTTCTACTCGTTCTCCTTTTCTCACACTCAATCGATTGATAAGATCTTGTTTAATTAATTCAAAGTCATACAATTTATAATTGCTTCTGTCGGCTCGCGAGCTAAAACCTCTAAAGGTCTGCTGACCGTTTGCTATGAAATTATTTTTTTCTTTTTCACCCATTTTTAAAATCCAAAAATCTTACCTATACTTCT